GAAGAATGCCAAAACCGATCGCGCAATCGCCATTGAACCGCATCTGAACATCTATCTCCAGCTGGGGATAGGTGCTATGATACGTCGAAGGCTTAAACGCTTCGGCCTGGACCTCGATGATCAAAAGCCGAATCAAGTTTTTGCTCATCTTGGGTCAGTTACTGGCAGAGTCGCCACGATCGATTTGTCCTCCGCCAGCGATACTATCGCTAGGGAGGTTGTCCGTGAGTTTTTACCAGAAACCTGGTATTACTACATGGATCTTATTCGATCGAAGATTGGTACCTCGAAAGAACCTGGATTACCGGAGCTTATCCAGTATGAAAAGTTCTCTAGTATGGGTAACGGTTTTACGTTTGAGCTCGAAAGTCTTATCTTTCTTGCTCTCGCGTTGGCCGTTACGCAAATGACTGGTGGAGACACCAGTCTGGTACGTGTCTACGGCGACGACATTATAGTCCCGACTTCTTCAGTCAACTTGTTGATGAAGATGCTAGGGGTCCTTGGCTTCAAGATCAATCCGAAGAAAACCTACCATGTAGGTCCCTTCAGAGAATCTTGCGGCAAGGATTACTATAATGGGAACGATGTGCGACCGATCTTTCTAAAAGAAAGACCATGCAATGCGAAACAAGTTATTCGAATGGCTAATGGACTCAGGCGCCTTGCTTATGATCGCGGTAATCGTAATTACTGCGATCGTCGGCTTAGGAACGCTTGGGTACTTGCTATACGAAGGCTACCTGATTCACTTAGACGGGAACTACGTGGTCCCCTCTATTGCAAAGTAGAGGAGTCCTCGTATGATCCTTATAAGCTTACAATGCGTTCTTCCGCAGCGCAAGATTCCCATCTTCAAACGGAGAGGGGCATCTTTGCTACTGTTGAGGGTTGCATTGGCTCCGGTTTTTCCGAGGCTCAGGTATCCAGTTTCGTCCGAGTCGGTCGCCGTGAGAGGCAACGTGGCTGGGACGGAACTTACTATCGTTTCGCTCGCATTCTAGAATCTGCTAAGCAGTTCAGGCCGAGTGATCTGCCTGTAGCCTATGCAAGTTTCTTGTATGGGCTATCTAGAGGTCGTTCTTCTCCTGAGATTACAAAGGCTCAGACGGAAGACACTGTCAGTGGTAAGAGGTTTATACCTATTACTCCTTTCACTGTCCCTTTCCGTGGTCT